CATCCGATGCTTGGATAAATATTCATTTAGTTGAATCCGTTACAGATGATGAAGAGGATAAAGATAAGTGCTATGTGTATATGCAATCACAGGACTACTTCTACATAGATGAGAGCTCAGACTCTTTTATTAAGAGATATCAAGAGGCTTTATACGGAACGGTGTTAACTAGATTCTACGATAAAACAAATAGGCAAACATAAGAAGCTCTCTCATAGTTGGTGGTGTTTTGGTTTCCCCTCAGGTAAAATCTGGGGGGTTTTTAGTATAAAAAAGCTCCATCGTAGAAACGACAGAGCTTACCTTTATTTCAAAAAAACACACAAAACTATTTTTGTTTATACTCCTTTATAGCGTAAGTAATTAAGCCTACTAAAGTAAGTACATATAATGATCTACTAAACCAATTCCAAGCTAAAGGATTAAACTCATTTACAATAAATGCAAATGGTAGATAAACCCCTACGAGCAAAATTAGTAAATTAACCACTACATCTTTGTAATTTGTTTTCATAATCATTTGTTAAAATGGTAAATTTTTAGCTGGTTGGCCATCTTTAACCCAAGTGTCAAGCTCGATATAGAAACCTGCTTCACCTGGTGTAGAGCCTTTCTTTTCTTTAATAAGGATATTAGCCCAACCATTATTAGTTGCTGCAAAATCATTCATCTTCTTTAAATCATCTGGGCCGAATGATACTTTCTTAAACTCCCCAAATGCCGTTTTCATTGTTTGTGATCTTCCTAGGAAAATCTTTTCTTTACCTGCTGCCATGTTATATATTTTGGTTATTAAATACTACTGTTATTCTTTGGTTCTGCCTTTGCGTTCTGTAAGATTACTTTAAGCTGAGGTCTATGCTTTGTATCTATTGCAAAATCTACTAACACCTGATGCAAAAAATCATAGGTTTCTTGTGTAAACTCATCCTTTGCTTTCTTAACTGTCTTAGGTGCTTTCTCTATCTTGTTTTCTAATTCTACTTTTTCCATTTTACTTTGTTTTAACGACCTTGACCTATGTAAGCCTTTGGCCTAGGACTATGTTTATTAAATGATTTCTTTGCTCTACCTCGTTTCCTTGAGCCGAAGCTCACTTTTGATGAACTCCCAGTCTTGACTTTCGCCATCTTGATTATATATTTTAACTATTATTGATTCATCTCTAATCTGCTGACACAACATTGCAGTTCCTCCTGCCATGGCTAACTGCTCTAAAAAAACCATTTGATCCGAAGAAAGTCTGTCACCGATAGCTTTAATCTCGCAGCAAACAAAGTGACCATACTTCTTACTATAACCAATGATGTCAGGAACTCCTTTCCTTCCTATGAATGCTCTACCTCTAACTGCAAGGTTATTATTCCTCCATACTTCATTGCCATTATCCTTTAGATAATCCATCATCATCTTCGTTAAGTCACTTGCAGATATGTAGGCCATGTACCAAAATTACAATATATTATTAATATATTGTTAGTACCACCTGATTAGTTCTTCTGTTGGCATCTTAACATACTTGATTCCATCCTTTACTTTTATCTCACCTATTCGCCAGTATCTCCTTGCTTTAACCCTTAAGAACTCTGCTCGTATAAAAACTATTCTATCCCTTAAATCAAGGTTAAATGCAAAAAATTCTGCTCTTGTGTCACTTATGCCACTAGGTTCACCATTATTTTCGTACTCAAGTAAAAAATACTTTTTCTTTAGTGCTTCTGTTTGATGAATAACAATAACCTTCGTGCTCTTAGCAAATAGTTTAATAGCCTGGTAAGTTCCATCTTTAGCCTTTGCCTCTTCTATCTCAAACTTTCTCCTGTTTCTATATCCCTTGGCCATGCTTTAATTGTTATTGATTCTCTAATCTCAAAGTAATCTGCATCGTTTAAATCAGATAGTAAAAGGATTTTTAGTACTTGTATATCTGCATAGTCTAGCTTCATCTTTTGTTCACCAAGCTTAATTAAAAATTCATCACCCATATCTTTAATTGATCCTGCTTCTTGGCCTTGTAGATAATCAGCCCATTCGCTATTGTTAGAATATAAACATATTGTCTTATCATCTTCATACTTTATGTCGTAGTCATGCTCTAGCCCTTCACCCCAATTATTACTTACATATACTTGTTTCATTTTAATTTGTTTCTTTGTTGGTTAGTTAATGTTGGTTTAAGTATTTTCTCTTTACCCTTATCTGACATATACAAGCTATTGGTAATATGGGCAAACTCTTTCTTGTCTTTAGGTGTTAAGTCTGGATGCGTATTTATTCTATAAATCACATCTTGCATTGGTATAAATGTTTCGTTACTCATAGTCTTCAAATTTCATTGTTTCAGGTAAAAATCTTAATGCGATATTTTTGGTTGATCCGTGGCGATTCTTCTCAACCTTACAAACTACTAAATCGCTAGGAGAATATTCTTTACCACCAATCTCGATAGCTTCTGTCATCTCGTAGTAATGTGGTCGCATAAGCATAATAACTGCATCAGCATCTTGTTCAATAGAACCTGATTCCCTTAAATCGGATAACTGAGGCATCTTATCTCCTCGTTCTTCTACCCTACGAGATAATTGAGATAGGGCGATAATAGGTACTTCCAACTCTTTAGCAAGGGCTTTTAGGCTTCTACTTATGTAGCTAACCTCTTGTTCCCTGTTTTGGTTTGATTTGCCTGTACCACTCATAAGTTGGAGGTAGTCGATAAAGATTACCTTGATTCCATACTTTTGCTTTAAGATGGTGGCTTTTGCTCGGAGTTGGGTTACACTTATACCGCCCATATCTTCAATGTGGATAGGTGAGGTTAGTAACAAGTCATCTGTCTTTAGTAAAACCTTTCTTTGTGTAGCATCCAAAGTATTCATTCTAAGCCATTTTAAGGGCAGTTGTGAGCCGATTGACTCTAACCTTTCAACTAACTGTTCGGAGCTCATTTCAAGGCTAAAAACGGCCACAGGAACGCTATCTAAACAAGCTAGTTGGTAGATACTAGAAAGCATAAAGGCAGTCTTACCCATCCCTGGTCTTGCAGCTACGATTACTAGGTCAGGCTTAACCCATCCGCATAGTGTATTATTTAGCTTATTAAAGCCTGTGTTATAGCCCAATAAACCACCTTTTTGAGCCATATCACGAGAATAATTGATTGATAAAATAATATCTTCCATCATCTTCTCGTAGATATTACCAAACTCTTGTAGCTGAATGAGTTTTTTGGATACCTCAGCCATAAAGTCTATCGTTCCCTCTTCACCATTGGTCGCCCCAACCACAAGCTCTCCACCCAGCACCACCAACATCCTACGCTTATAGAGTTCTATTATTAACTCTATATGGGCTTCTAGGTGAGCAGTTGATACCACATCTTTAGTTAACTCAGAAAGGTAGTAGGCATTTACTTGATCCGTTTGTTTAGCATCTACGATGCGTTGGTAGAGTGTAGTAATATCTATTGGGATATTCTTATCGTACATTTCTCTAATCGTTCTGAATACAAGCTTATGCTTATAGTCGTAGAATATATCCTCTTTTAAGTAGTTGATTACTAATGACAAAGATTTTTTGTCGATTAATAACGAGCCTAGGATATTGCGTTCAATCTCTGTGTTTTTAGGTAGGTCAATGACTTGCATTACTTTAGTTTTATTTTGGTGTTTTGTGTTGCTACTGGTTCAAAGTTTTTAGAGTTTTTAACCCATGTAGCTATTCTTCTACTTATGTCGAAGAATTTTTGGTCTTGGAATCTCATCTTTCCTTTTGCATCCTCTTCTGTCCAGTAAGATAAAAAAGAATCATATTGGTTGCCTAGTTTATCCTTTAGTTCATCTAGTCTTTTAACAAAAGCTTCCTTATCGTTATATAACTTATTAGTATTATTAATAGATGTATTATTAATCAATGTATTAATACCCTTCGCCTTTTCCGAATACCCCTCTTCGGTTTTCCGAATACCCCCTTCGAGTTTCCGAATAGGTACAGTAGGTGTTAAAATCCTTTGTTTTACTTGCTTACCTTCATAGATTAGAAAGGTAGTAATATATCCTTTAGAAACTAAAGATTTTATGATCTCGCTAACTCTTGAGTTGCTTAATTGAAAAAACTCACCGAAATAAGCGTTAGAGGCAAAGCACCCTTTTTCAGCATTTAAACTATCTACCTCGACTAGAAATAACTTTTCCATCCAGGACAACTTATCATCCATCCATACCTCTTTGGGAATCCAAACTCCCTTAAAATCTCTGTTCATAAAATAAAAAAGCCCCATCAAATTCCCCCCAGTCGGATTGGGGGTTCATATCAAGGGCAATAAGTTCTTAATGAGTATCCGACACTCATGACAAATCTACAAAGAATTTTCAAACTTCTCTATTGTCTTGAAAATCTCGTATGCCACCTGAGGAACTATAGCATTTCCGTATCCTTTGATTGACTCTTTGCACCATTTAGAAACGGATATAGAGTCCAGTTCGTGGGAAAGCCCATCATCTCCTCCACGAATGCAGGGTGTAGTTGGGAAGCTTTGCCAACCTTTTGAGCTATATTGTGCTTCAAATTGCTTCTCCTGTCGAACTTCTCCGATAGTTTCGCTGTTCCCCCATGATGATCCGATGCCATTGGTGTTGGTAGAAATCCCATCGCTATAAAGTGAGTCAGGTACATTGCTCTCCTTTCCCCTCCGTAAATCTCCTTCCTCTTGTTTACTTCCTCCATTGTTGGAATATCTATTCTCGTGCAATTCGGAGTTGGTAACAACCCCCTCTTTACCATCCTCGTTAAACTGTTTTGTCTGTCTCCTATCCCCGCTTTGTCCGCTTCTGATGCCATCGGAGTAGGCAATAAACCATATTCGTTCTCTTCTGTGGGGTGCGTCTTTACTTGCAGCTGGAATAAGAAACGGTTGGACTTCATATCCTTCCCTTTCCAGGTCAGAGCACACCTCGTGGAATACCACTCCGCCTCCCCAACTAACAAGTCCACGAACATTTTCGCCAATAACCCATTTGGGTTTAATCTCTTTAATTGCTCTAAGCATTTCAGGAAAGAGGTGTCTTTCATCGGCCTTCCCAAGCCTTTCTCCTGCGCTTGAGTAGGGTTGGCAAGGGAATCCTCCTGTAAGGATGTCAATTCTTCCCTCGTGAATAGAGAAGTCTGTTTTAGTGATGTCATTATAACTAATTGAATTTGGGAAATGATGTTTAAGTACTTTTTGTCCGAATGGATTCCATTCGCAATGGAATGTGTTATCCCATCCCATCCAATGGGCTGCTAAATCGAATCCTCCGATTCCGCTAAAAAGCGATCCGTGTGTCATATTGTGTCAGTTTTAGATATCCTAAAAACTACTCTCCTGTTATCCACTATAAAACGCTTACGAGCAACAGGGTTAAGCGATTCACGGATCACTTGAGATGCTATCTTAGTCTTACGACTAGCCGCTGCTGCCGACTTAAATAGCACCTCTTCCATAGTGTCAGTATATACCATTCTAATTGGTATTGAGTTCTCTAATCCTTTAATCTCATTCGGCATCTGGTTTCGGTTTAAAATGGTTTTTTAGGCCCTTGATAAATGATTGGTTTGTTTCATGGAACTCCCTTTTAGAAAAATAATTCTCATCTACCTTACCGCCATCCATTTCATTTGGGTAAACGAGTATGTCATCATCGTAAAAGTTACGCACTCTTCCTGTATCGTAACACACCACTTTCCATATGGTGTTAGTATCTGTTCCGTAATCAATCCATGCGATTGCTTTTCCATAGCCTAGTGGGGTTAAAACATCTATTGTTTGTTCTAATTGTAGTATCAAAATAATCGTTTTATTGCTTTGATTTTAAAATAAGTTTCACAGAATATAAATAGCAGCACCGCTATTGGTACTGCTATAAAGAAAAATTTAATGATTGCTAATACTTTCATGTTATTTATTTATTTCGTATAAATATTTTGCTTGAGATTCATCTGCAACAATATTGCAAAATACAGTAATTACACAAACAGGTTGTGAGTTATATTCGTCTGTAACTACCGTTTTTAATGTGCCATATAATTTTTCTCCTTTAGGTGTTATAATCAAATGTTGATTATGTGCATCAGTAAAGACTGAGCAAAATTTTGATTGAAATTTATGACCAAAAGAAGATGGCACTTCTTCAATATTATAATCAGGATACTTTTCTTGTAACTGCTCTTTTAAGTTTTGCATAATTATTTCTTTAGGGATATTTTAAATGTTGTTGTACTAAACTTTGGAGCAGGATAAATCATCTCGCCAGTTTCAGGATCAACTAATGGTTCTTTAATAGTCTTAAGCAATGACTCTCTTTCCTTCTGCTTAAACTTAATAGCTTCTAACTCTTGGTTATACTTAAGCCATGTATGGTCACCATCATAGGCATACTTAACTCCTGATTCTATTCTGCTAATCTCAGCATCAAGCACTATTGCCTTGCCTTGAGGATGCAAGTCTAACTGACTAATAACATCTTCTTTTAACTCAGCTCTAATTCCTTCTAACAATTGAACTAATGCTTCTGCTTTAACAAGCATCTCAAGGGGGTTCTCGCCTGTTTCTCTGAAATGTGATACAACTACTTGCTTAAGTAATTCTATGCTAAATTTGGATGGTGTAATTGAATTTAATTCAATACTTGGTAGTAAATTACTCATATTATTTCTTTTTTGTGGTTAACGATTCTTTTTTAGACTTCATCAATTTCATTAATTGCTCATCTTTCTCTATGTATTCCTTATTAGAAAAGAATATATCAGTCAAGTCCTTCATCCTAGAAGCAGCTTGTATATCTTTAATGATAGCATCACGATCTACATCAACAGGAATCTCCTCTGCTACTACCTCAACTACTTTAGGTTTTTTGGTAGGGGTTTCTTCCTTGGCAAAGTCCATCTCCTCAGCAGGTGTCGCCTCGAATCCAGCAGCTTTCATTAACCAAGCAAGTAAGTTCCTATAAGCCTTGCCAATCGCCCTTGTTTGTGCCATACTAAGAATAGCATATTCATCAAAGTATCTTTTAGTTTTTTCGGCATTCGAGCATAAGGCAATACCAGTAGCAACGAGCTGACCTGTCGTAATATTGCGTACTTCACAAGTCGCCATATATTTAATAGCAGTTTCATTTGATAAATCTTGAGTTGATGTGATAATAGGCATTAGTCCAAGTGAAGCACCAGCAAATTGCCAACCTTCAACATTAACGAATTGTTTGCCTTGTATATTACTTGAGAGTCCTTTTTCTTTTATCAACTGAGATAATTCAGTAGATAGTTTCAGCATAGAATCCTTGTTGATTAATTCATATGAAGGATTAGTTAATTGCATTTCCATTAGATAGGGTTTTTTGGTTGATTAAATTTTGTGTAAAGAACAATGCTTCACGAACAGGGTAAGTATCCCATAGCTCTACTAAAGCTTTCATAAGTACTAAATTGTTCTGCGAATAGTTAATGTTGTGGATGATTTTAGCAATAAACAATCTTTGTTCTTGCTCATCCCATTTTGAAAAATCACTCATAGTTTTTGGTGTTTTGATTATAAAATATTGATAAGGTTTTCTATGTCAGTACTAACTAACTCATCTACATCGGATTGATCCTGTATAGATGCTATGCCGTGCATAACAGTACTATGGTCACGGCCAAACAAATCGCCAATAGATTTAAGCTTTAACTTAACTCTAGTTCTTATTAGATACATAGACATATGTCTAGCCATTACAAGTGTTCTGTATCTTTTTTTACCTCTAATCTCTTCATTAGTGATGTTGTAATAGGTACAGACCTTGGCTATAATCTCATTAGCAACTGCCTCTCTTTGTCTTGGGTTAAGCTTCTGCTTACGAACAGAAGGGATGGCCCAGTAGTTTATATTATTCTTGATGTTCATAGATAGAGTTTTTAAGTTGTTCAATCTTTTTTGCGTAGAAAGCTTCTACAACTTCTATCATCTCCTCATCAGCCGCAGCTAAACGAGTTTTTATTAGGTAGGGTGAATAGCCTGTTACCTCACAAATCTTTTTTATATCGCCATACTTAAGTAAGGCACGATAATCTCTAATCAGCATTTTTTAGTTTTTTATATAGTTTGTAATGTCTATCGATTGAACGCATTGCTCCTTCAATAGATGTGAAATAATCTCCTCTCCAGTAGTAGAACTTGTCTAGGGGTTTTTTGCTATCCCAATGAATAAACATACCACGATAGAGGTAATCCTTTTTAATCCTTTGGGCATCGATTGTAACCATGAAATAGTCACGAAGCCCTTTTTGTTTTAGATGTGATGGGGTTGGGTGCACGATTGCAGGTTTTTATTGGGTGATTGAATAGCGTGTTTCTAGTACTTGCACAATAGGTTCAGTCTTTACTCCACTAGATATGTTTATGAATCTATCATAAGCTTTCTCCTTGCTATGACTTAAGGAATTTTCCATAAATAATTCATCTTTTCTAGTGTAATAAATTACTGCTTGTGTTACAGGATTAGTTTCCGTAACGAACTCAAATTTTGCCATGTTTTAGGGTTTTTTATAGGTTTTATTGTAATAATCTTCTCCGCCTTCGTAATCAAATACATTGCCGTTGCTATGGCGATTCCAAACATTTATTTCGCCAACATTAAAAGCATCTCTAATATCCCTTTTTGATAAAGGTATATACTTGTCCTCTATAAGCTTTGCTAATTGATCCGGAAGGAAGGTAAATGAATGAGTATTTTTTACATACTCTAAAAGGTCTTGCATTGCGGTATTTTCCATGTTTTTTGGTGTTTAAAATATCCCTACTCCCATTGGGATAACCCACTAACGATTATAATTTGTTTAATTAGTAGGGATAGTGCTTTAAGTGTTAGGGTAAATCTTATTAAGTTTTTTGTGTCGTTCAAAGTAGGATTGTGCCCCACGAGATTTTTGCTGACTCATAATGTTCTCATGATACACAGGATCAAGGAAGGTTTTTGCTTCATAGTTGTAATAGACTTGGTCACCACGACTGAAGTTTTTGCCAGTCAGACTGCATCTGCAATCATATTTGGCGGTGATTAATTCAAAATTCATAGATGGGTTTTTTGTTTTGTTTGGTAAAATTAAGAAGTTTTTGGTATTATTTAAGATTTTTATGGGGATTTTTGTTAAGTAAATCATAAAAGATTTTTGCTATCCTTTACTAGATTTTTGTCCGCCTGGGATTTTTAGCAAGTTTTTGCCATGGATTTTTGGGGGATTTTTAGGCATAGTAATCCAACCAGGTTTTTGTGGGTTTTTTGGGCATAGTTGTACTGTGCCTTTCCAAGCCCATTTTTAAACCTTTAAAATGATCCAGGCTTTACGATCTGTGTTATTGTGCTTCGTACTCTCTCTTCCTGATTTCACTTATTAGAATTTCCAGCCTTTCGATATTGTACGATTGAAAGGCAATCCCTCCCCCATATTGTTTGTTATGGAACTTTCGGCCTCCTATCTTACGAGCTAGATATAAAGCTCTTTCGTAGCTTTCAGCTACTTGAAGATAATGGACAACAAAACGAGGGTTTCCGTTTGTGTCATTCTTGATTCGTGTGAACATTTGCTTTGTGTTTAAGTGAAAAATAGAACCCATTTGCAATCGAATGCCACGCCTTAAGCGATGGGTTGGTGGTTATGCAACCACAATAAAAGAACCATCCCACGGAAGCCCATTTAGAAACCAAATACCCTTTTTTTGGTATATAGAAACATTTGGCAAAGCGTTCAAGCGTTCCTTTGTTACATTAGTAAACCATCCACAATTAGCAATGTGAAGCCTTCCTTCCACTTTTGATGCTATTAGGTTTCCGTGCAAAAATATGTTTGTAACATTTTCGCCCACTTTTACTATTGTGTTGTCTTTGTTAAATGGCATATCGTTATTGAAAGCGTTTGCCATCTCTTGTGAAATTTTTCTCATTTTGTGTATATTTATTGGTTTACATCTATTAAGTCTAAAATGGCTTCTATTAACTCATCTTTTGTTATTGGCTCTTGTCCTTCCTCATCCGCATCCCATGAGCCATTCCAATCAAGCGAGTATGCCAACTCCATCAACTCATCTCTAGTCAAGCTATGGATATCAAACTTTGTAAAGTCTAAATTTTGAAATATTTGCTCCGCAATTAAATTGGATAAAATTTCTTTTGTGTCATTTAGTGCAAATTGTTGCATTGGCGATATATCTCCGCTTGTTGTTGCATATTCAAAATGCAAATAGTTGGAAATGTTTTCTACCATTGTTTCTACCATTTTGGTAGAATGTTTTTTAATGTCTGATTTTAAAGGTTTCATTTTGTGTTTTTTTATATTTATTAATCTTGTGCTAATTCCCAAGTATAGTTGCAATTTGCAACTTCGTAATATTTAACCCCATCAATAATAGTGGGCTTGTCTTTCCAATCGTGTTCCGACATATGCAAACCCTCTTCAAAAGTTTGTGATAGTATAGCGTCTTCGCTTTCTATGTAAGTAAATTGCTCATAGTATTCACCTCCAAAAGTCTTTTGTTGGTAGTTAAAATACTCAATTACTCTTTTGGCTTCATCGAGTTCAAATAATGGGCATTCCCATCCATTCCAAGTCAAATCCGTTTTGAAGCCATTAAAAACTTCACTTGTTGCACAACTAAATTTTGCTTTTTTCATTTTGTTTATTTTAAGAGTTTATAAATGATTCTAAAACATTCAATCCCATTTCGTATTCATCAACCCCTTCAGCGTTGCAAATGTCAATAGCTTTGCCCATCATTATTTCATATCTGATTGCCTCGCTTTTTGACATCATTGCCTTTTTAGTTACAATGTCGATATAGTCGCTGAATGGTGTATCAATATGGAAATTGATACCTAAATCGTAAACGATATGCTCAAAAAACTTTTGAACATCTTTAATTGTTTGTAGGTTTTGTACTTTCATTTTACTTGCTTTTGATTGTTTGTATTATTGTTTTGATAAGGGCATAGATTAGAATACTAACTACGCTAATGGCTACTAATTCCAATAGGCTAATTACTTGCATGGTTCAGAGATTAAAAGGTGAATGAATAATCTTGCAACACTTCCAAGGAAGTAAGTAACAAGACAAGTAAAGAGAATTGGTAAGATTTGTTCTATAAATGTTTCCATAATAAAGGGCCATTTGTTTTATAATGGCATAGTAAATATAGCTATTATATAGATACAAACATCAAACAATATGAAAAAAGATTAAAATAGTTTTGTTTATCCGGATCGTACGCTACCCTGGTCAGAGGTATTCGCCCATGGTTTGGCATACATTATATTAGTATAGGATATATTATATCCTATATGATACAATGTATAATATAGGATACATTATATAATATATGATATATTATCTACTATATGGATACATTCATACATAGATTGAATTAAAGTATTTCAGGTAGATTGTTAGCGAATGCGAAAGAGTGGCTAAACAATCAATAAAGTAAAAATACATATTTTTGGGGCTAACAATAGGGTAAAATGCCTACGAATGGCCTCGTATTTAACATAATGGTAATTATAAGCTAAAATGGGTATTGATAATCAAGGAGTTATAAAAGGATATTACTACGACGATCCTCGTAGACCCTGTAGGGGTTGTTTTCGTACGGAAAATTTCGTAGATCCCTTGTGCCCTCCAATATTCTGATACAAAACAATATTTTAATGTTTTTTCACTTTCTGATTTTTTTTATTTTCCATATAACCCATTATAATTTATTATAATATGAATATACCGAAAAGAGAACTAGACAAACGCTACAAGAAGGGAGTTGATACAGGAGCAATGAGCTTCCATAATGTTGAACTACCCTTAATGGGCTATACGGCCTTAAATAGACCTCTAAGTGTAACACCTAACCCTGATAAGCAAAATAGGAGAAAGGTCAGCGATGAGGCTAAAAAGAGGTATAAAAGGGATATGAAGCTTAAGAGCAGAAAAGCCAAACTAAAAAACCAGTAATATGAAAGACACAGTAGCCAAGAGAACTTACAGATGTAAATGCGGAGTATCTACAGAGGATTATGTTTGGGATAGTTCCATAAGGGAACATACCATCAAGTGTACTAAGTGCGAAAGTGTGCTTAGCTTTGACCATATCAAGGTAGAGAAGGTAGTACATATCACATCTATCCGAACACCAACAAAGAACCGATAATATGGAAATATTTGTAAAAGCATACTATGATGGTATGATGATTTTATTTTTCTCGTTTTTTATATTTTGCATAACAAGAAAAGGAGAAAGAACAAAAAAATGGTAACCAAAAACGATTAATATGAATGCAGAATTCAGAGATATTAGCAAAGAAGCTTTTATCATAGCTTACAAGGAGAATTTTGGCAATATCACCATTGCTTGTGAATCAGCAGGGGTTGGTAGAGGTCAGTATAAGGCCTGGTGCGATAAAGATCCTGAGTTTAGACAAAGATTAGCTGAAATAGAGCCTGAGGAGATTATGCTTGACTTCGGTGAGCATAAGTTGATGGAAAGGATTGCTAAAGGTGATACCTTGGCTACAATGTTCCTCTTAAAAACCAAAGGTAAGCGTAGAGGCTATATTGAAAGGCAAGAGGTTGCTCATGAAGGAGATGTGGTTAAGCAGATTACTGTTAATGTTCTAAAAGCTAGTCATGTAGAAGAATTGTCTAATGGCCCTCAGCAGTTAGATGGGGATGAGAATACTCAACTTGAGGATAGCGGATTTGTCGTTCCAGCTACCGAAGCTGCTAATATCCAAGATATCCCACTTTACGAGTTCGATAAAGAGGTAGAACTACCGAATGAGATGGATATTTATGAGGAATAGTGTTTAAATGCCATTTTAAGCGTAGCGGAAAGTGGTGTATATGCTTAAATCTATTTATTGCCACTTTTAAGGCGATTCTACGGCATATCTGCCTTTGAGTAGTATTATCTATCCAAAAAGTAGTAGAGTGTCTTAAAACGCTTCTAAATGCCCTTTAATTAGATTGCATGAATTTTTCCGAATTATTCATGCAGATTTGCCAAAGTCGGTAGCGAAACGCTGCCAATATCCGAATTAGTGGGATGAATATTTTTAAAATTGTGACATAGTCAGTGGTAATTCGGTTAATTGTTGTAACATTATTAGGGCATATATGTTACTGATTTATATAGGATTGTAACAGAATTTGTTAATTGTTTAAATTGGGCTTGTTATATCTTGTAACATATAAAAGCTAAAATTTGTTACAAATGAGTGCAAATGAATATAAATGGGTGCAAAGTAGTAATAATACTATCCTATTATCAAAAAATGTAAACTCTGCAAGTTTTGATATTACTCAATGAAGTGAGTAATTTTACTCAATGAGCCGTAAATGATTGATAAACGGCTCAAGAATGATTGATAAAGTGCTTTATAAAGCACAAAAGCATATCAGAATGTGCATTTTATGACTCATTATGCCATCATTAGTGTCAAATAATGCACTTTATGGTGGATATCCCCTACTTTCCTATAAAACGAAAAGAATTAGCTTTGTCTTGAGCAAACCAAAATTTTTAATTTATTTCTATGGAAGTAACCACCAATGTTGTCTTTGAGGTACTAAACAACTCGAAGAAGAGAATCTCTGTTATGCAAGGAGGTACGAGGTCAGGAAAGACTTACAATGTGCTTACCTGGTTTATAGTTAAGCTTTTGCAAGAAAGAGGTAAAACCCTAACAATTTGCCGTTCATCCCTACCAAGTATCAAGGGATCGGTTATGAGAGATTTTATTGAGATACTATCCAAGTATAAACTTTACTCGGAGGAAAAGCACAACAAATCAGAAAACTTATACTTCCTTAATGGCAATACGGTAGAATTTGTATCTACAGACCAACCGCAGAAGATTAGAGGTCGTAAAAGGCACTATCTGTTCATTAACGAGGCAAATGAGGTTAACTACGAATCTTGGATGCAGTTAGCCCTAAGAACTACGGATAAAATCGTACTTGACTATAATCCTTCCGATTATTACTCTTGGATTTACGATAAGGTCATTCCTAGAGAAGATACCGACTTTACCATCACGACTTATAAGGATAATCCTTTTTTAGATAAAACCATTATTGCCGAGATTGAAAGATTGAAGGATGCTGACCACGAATACTGGAGAGTTTATGGATTAGGGGAAAGAGCAATTAGTGAAGCTACGATTTATAGCCATTGGAGAAGAAGAAGGAACTTTCCTGAGGGTGGAGATGTGTTTTACGGACTTGACTTTGGTTATAACAACCAGACTGCCCTTGTAAGGTGTAAGAACTTCGATGGTGACATTTATGTCGAGCAACTGATATATGATACCAAGATGTCAACCTCACTCCTAATAGACCGATTAAAGTCTATGGGGCTATCTCGTAGGGATGAGATATTCGCAGATGCTGCCGAACCCAAAACAATAGCCGAGGTAAATAAAGCAGGGTTTAATTTAAAGTCAGCTACTAAAGATGTGTTCGCAGGAATTAATAAGGTTAAATCATTTCCATTGTTTATAAAATCAGAATCTTTAGATTTGTTAGATGAGATTAAAAACTACAAGTGGAAAACGGATCATGATGGCAACACAATGGATGAGCCTGTTAAGTTTCGTGACCACTTGATGGATGCCATGCGTTATGCGATATACTCAAAATACGCGAAAGCAAAAAGAGGATGGGTGGTTTAGGTTAAAAATTTGTTACTTTTGTAAAAATATCATATAGTGAAGTTAACGGACATACTAAGTGCGGTTAATCCTTTTAAACAAAAGGCAGCCCCTAGAAAAAATACGAACCTTAATAACCCATTTGGTGATTTTGGTGGTTTAATAGGCGGTAGAACGCTTTACCCAAATTTAGACTATGCCAAGTTCGTACAGGATTACGATAACAATAGCGAAGTCTATTCTATCATCAAGCGTATCTCAAAAACAATCTCTACAGTTCCATTCTATGTTTATAAGGTTAAGAGCAAGAAAGACTTGAACACTTATAAATCTATGATGGCTAACGCATCAAGCGGAGCAGATATTGCTCGTGCGGAGTTAGTAAGGATTAAAGCAGTTGATGAGATTGCTGATAGTCCACTAAACAAATTATTAGAAAGACCGAATCCATACCAATCATTCTCCGAGTTCATCGAGAATATCATTGGCTATAAACTTATTACAGGTAACTCTTACATATGGGCTAATAGATTAGCTAGTGGTAAAGTTGCTGAACTTGTTACTCTCCCATCCCAATATGTCGCTATCATTAGCGATGGTACTATCAATGGGGTTGAAGGCTACTCTTTCACATTAGTTGGGTGGGATCAGTTGGATGCTAAAGATGTAATCCACTTAAAATACTTCAACCCCTACTTCAACACTAATGGACAACAACTATATGGACTATCGCCTTTACAAGCTGCTTACAGGACTGTTCAACGCAGTAACGATGCTAAGGATACCTCTGTAGGTATGTTGCAGAATCAAGGGCCTAAGGGTATCTTGTATGCAGATGAGTCAAATGATTTCGGCCCTGAACAAGCTGGTAAGTTAAAAGAAGATTTCTACAATCAGTACGGAACTAAAACGCAAGGAGGCATTATTCAAAATGCTGGTAAGATTTTAATAGCAGGTGCTAAATTGGGTTGGGTTAATATGGGATTATCTCCTGTTGACCTTCAGTTGTTAGAATCAGAGAAGATTACGCTTCGTGAGTTGTGTAATGTGTACGGAGTTAACTCTGCACTATTTAACGATCCTGATAACAAGACTTACAATAACATGAAAGAGGCTAAGAAGGAAATGCTTACTCAAGTAGTACTTCCTGAATTAGTTTTAATTCGTGATGCGTTCAATAGATTCTTTGAAGGTGAAATCGGTAGCGGATATTATATCGATTTCGATATTACTGTGTTCCCAGAGTTACAAGAGGATATGAAAGAGTTATCTGCTATCCTTTCTCAATCATGGTGGATTACACCTAACGAAAAAAGACAAGCAATGAGATACGATACTGTTCAAGATGATGTCATGAACGCTATCTACATACCTGCTGGTTACTTACCTATCGATGAGTTAACAATGTTGCAGAATCCAAGAGATGCACAACAACAAGGAGATTACAATTTGCCTCCTGTAAAATAATATGGATGTCCAAGATATTACAACCTTCTCAGCAATTCAATTTGCAACAAACCATAGCGAGGAAGTCCATCACGGAGTTTAGGCCACAAATAGAAAAGGCCTTACAAAGTGATTTTAACAAAGCTGCGGAGTTGGTAAAAGAGATGGGTGTATTCCAACTAGCTAACTATAACAAGACATTTTTCAACCAAGATAAGATTAGCAATATTTTACGAACTTTGTACGAAGGTACTGGTGGCTATACTGCTATGAGGTATCAGAAGATATTTGACAAGGATAAGAAAGCGGAAGATTTTGACCTTGATCCGTTGAACATAATGGATGAGTGGTTAGCGTTTATGTTGTCGTACTGGGTTTCAATTAGTGGCCCAAAAATGTACGGCATACAAAACACAACCGATAACGAAATAGCCAAGATACTAAATAATGTTATTGCTTATGGAAGGGCTAATAACCTTTCTACAAACGAAACAAACGCAATGGCTATTCAGCTTCTTAGAGAAGGGAAGATAAATGTTTCAAGGAGTTTATTAATAGCAAGAACGGAATCTCATCAAGCTTTAAGCACAGGTGCGATTGGGGCAACACAAGGAATTAATATACCTTTGCTAAAACAATGGGTTCACGCTGAATATGTTGGTAGTCCAAGAACTTGGCATCTAGCATTAGATAGGCAAACGAACCCTGATGATGGTGGAGTAAGAATACCTGTGAATCAACCATTCCTAGTAAACACTCCTAACTACGGTGTAATTGAAATGCAATATGCACATGATGCAAGTGGTGGAGCAGCTAATAACTGCAACTGCCGATGCTGCACGGTGTATGTCGCTTAAACAAATAAATATGAGTAATTTTTATAACAAGAAGTCGATTGAAGGTTCTCCAATAGATATGGAGGATGGAAGTAGAGTTATTACTATGTACTACTCTGCTTTTGGTAATGTAGATTCCGATGGTGATATAATCACACCAGGAGCATTTACTAAAACACTAAAAGAAAATGGCCCACAAGCCAAAAATAGAATTTGGCATCTAATGAACCACTCTACAGACAAGCCTATTGCTAAGCCATATGAAATGATGGAAGATGCTTATGGTTTAAGAGCAAGTGTTAAGATACCTAATACGACTTTGGGTAATGACTTGTATGAATTATATAAAGATGGTCATATCACAGAACATAGTATCGGATTTCAGACTATTAAGTCACAACAGAAATCAGGATACAATGAAATCAATGAAATAAAATTGTTTGAGGGAAGTTCAGTATTGTGGGGTGCAAACGCAAATACACCAACAGTAGGAGTTAAAAGTCAGATTAAGTCAACTCTAGTTGATGAGATGGGTAAAA